AACGCGCCGCGCTCTCCACACCGCTGCGTATTCCGTCGATCAGCGCCGCGCCGAGCGACGCCGCGCCCGCAATCGCGTGACGGAACGCCTCTTCGAGACGCGGGTACAGCGACTGAAACAGCGACGATAGCGTGTTCATCAGATGTTCGGCAGATGTGCGTATCCCGTTCCACAACGCTTCGGCGACGCGCTTGATCGCCTCCCACGCCGCGCTCCAGTCGCCGCGCAGCGCCGCCGTCCCCGCCTCGAACAGTCCGCGCAGTACGCTCAGTGTGGTTTCGGTCAGTGTTTTGATGAGGTTCCACGCGAACCGCGCGACGGCGGTGATCTCGTTTCCGAAATTGCGCCACACCCACTGCGCCGCCGCGACCAACGCTTCAATCGCGACTTGAACGAACCGCGCGGCAGCGACGACGACGCCCATAACTCCTTCCCACGTCCGTTTCGCAAACGCGAGAATATCCGCACCGTGGGCGTTCCAGATTTGCACCACCAGCGCGGTTGCAAACTGTATCGCTTGCTGCACTGCCGCAAGCGCGGTCTGCACCGTAGACTGCACCGCGTCCCACGCAGTTTGCGCAGACGGCGCAAGCGCGGCGCTCAGCGTGTCCCACGCTGCGAAGATCGCAGCCGCAGCAGCGGCGACCGTCTGCTGCACGCTGCCGGTGGTCACCCCGACCAGCCCGATCTGCGCCGCCAACGCCGCGACGGGATCGGCGGCGCTGAGGATGCCGGAAGCCCAGGCGGTGAACGTATTGACGCCTTCCGCCGCAACTGCGACTAACTGCGTGAGATGCGGCAACAGCGCGCCGCCGACGGTGATCTGAAGCGTCTCCACCGCCGCGTTGAACTGATCCAACGTGAACTTATATCCTTGCTGCATTATCGCCGCCGCCTGCGCCGCGCCTCCGGCGTCTTTCATCGCTTGACCCATCTCGTTGTAGCCGGAAGCGCCCGCGCCCGCGATTGCAGCAGCCGCGCGGATTGCGTCGGTTCCGAAGATGGTGTTCAATGCGAGAAATTTCTGCTCCTCGCTGAGGTTTTTCGTTGCGTCGTGCAACAACCGAGCCGCCGCCTCCATCCCGATAAAGTTGCCTTTCGCGTCGAAAAATTTCGACTTCCCGTCTTCCGTTGCCAGCCCCAACTCGACCATCATCCGCGTTGCATCTTTTGTCGTCGGGATCAAGCGCTGAAGGAATGTTTTGAGCGACGTACCGGCATCTGCGGCGCTGCTGAACGAGGGCGCGATGAGCGCCATCGTCTGGACGGTTTCCTGAAATGACAACCCGGCGACTTTTGCGCTGCCGCCGACGTTCGCCAGACCGAGCGCGAGTTCCTCAACGTCCACCGTACTCGCGTTCGCGGCGGACGCGAGGAGATCGGCGACGTTCGCCGCGGTCACGCCGGTATCGCCCCAGACGCCCAACTGCTTCGCAACGATTGTGGCGGCGTTGGCGAGGTTGAGTTGCGCCGCCGCCGCAAGCGCAAGAGTCGCATCCGTCGCGCCGCCCAGCACATCTTTGACGTTGACGCCGCCTTTGACTAACTCCGTCATCGCGTCCAATGCTTGTTGTGCACTGAACTGCGTTGACGAACCTAACTGAAGCGCTTTCTGCTTGACATCATCAAACGACAACCCCGCCTTCGTCAGCGAGTCGCCCGCGACGGCTTGAAACTTGAAAAGTGCACTCTCGAAGTTCGCGGCAACGTCGACACTCGAACGCAGTTGATCTCCAAGCGCAGCAATCCCCGCCGCCGCCAGATTGACCGCCGCCGCGCCGATTTGCCGCAGCGCGCCGACCGCGATCTGCTCCAGCGCGCCGAACGCGCCACGCTGGGCGTCGGCGGCTTGCCCAACGCCGCGCACGTTGTGAGCGACGCGCTCCAGCACGCCGCTGGCGGCGTCCACTGCGCTCAGTTTGATGACGACATCGCTCATTTGCGTTTCTTACGCTGATGCTCCGCCGTAATCGCCTGATACCGCCGTTCCGCGCGCAGCGCCGCAAGGTGCTGCGCCACGCGCCGGAGCGGTTGCCGGTCAAGCGCGTCCGGCGGGCAGTGGTAGATGTCCCGACATAACACCAACTCGGTGTACGCGGCGGGCAACGGCGCAAGGTCGAACAGACCCAGCGCCGTCGCCCGCGCTATTCGTTTCCCTCGTCGCCGACCGTATCGAAGATTTTCTTCAACAGTAACGCGGCAGCGGCATACGGTTCGTTCAGAATGTCCTCGCCGTAGGCTTTGATGAGCAGCGTTGCCGCGACCGGCGGGAACGCAATTTTACGCTCGCTCGCGTCGAGAAACTCGTGATACTCGCCGAGGGTGATCTCGTCGACCGCGGGAACCAGCCCCGCCACCCGCGACCGTACCGCCTCATCTGGCTCAAAGATTTGCGGCAACACCCGCTCGTACACCGTCTTCAGCGCGCGCAGCGGGAACCGATCCGCCTGATCCCCGATTGCTTTCCTCACCAAACGCGCCACGACCGGCGCGGTCAGTTCGTTGTTGAGCACGCTCGCGGCGTCGCGGATTGTCAACGCGCTTCGGTCGACGCGAATAGTGTCGATGTCGTAAATCTCTGCCGGTTTGGTCATAGCATCCTCCTTTTACGACGCCGGATTGAGGTTGGTCGGGTTGCTCGCAGCGAGCGTGTACTGGCGGATTGACGGCGTTCGCACCGTCACCATCGCAACGTAGGGTTCGGCGTCGCTCGGATCGAGCGCGCTGAGCGTCACGCCGGTAATCACCCCCAATCCAAACGTTGTCCCGCCATCATTGCTCGTTCCATACGCGCGGGCGCTGCCGACCAGCCCGCGCGGCGACCAGCGCACGCCAAGCGTCGGCGTTGCGCTTTGGAACCGGTCAAAGATGGTGTTCGCGGCAGAGTTCGCCGCTTCGTCGTAGAGAAACGTCAGTGTAAGTTCAACCGGCTCTCGCTTGCCGACAGTGATCGTCGCGTAGTCGCTTGATCCGCCGACATACGCTTCCCCGCTCGGGCGACTCAACTCAACGTCGTCTATTTTGACGGTTGCATTTGAGACCGCCGTCCAGGTCGTAGCGTTCGTCGAAATCTCGACCGCGAAGTTCCCCGCAAAAAGCCCTTCGATAACTCCAGAGTGCGACATCCGTAACCTCCTACGCCGACGGCGCGCGGATGAGGTGCGCGAACCGCGTGGTCATCACAACGCCCTCATACGCCCGCTCGCCGTATCTGACAACATCCACTATCCCGCTAACGTTGACCAACTGCACGTCGCCGCGCGTCAGCCACGCGAACCGCAGTTGCGCAACGTAGTCTTCGATATAGTCCACCAGCGCCGCCGCCGTATCCGCAACGCCGCGTCCCATCCCGACATCGCGCACCAGCAGCAGATCATCGATCTCCCACACCGCCCGCGTCGCGCGCGTGGGGGTGTACACCCCGCCCTCGATCAGCCGCAGCCCGCCGAGCGTCGGAATAATCCGCACCGGCAACTGCGCCGCGTCTGACCAGTTCGGCTGTGTCGCAAGTCGCCGGACGGGTACGACGGCGCTGTTGTACTGCACCGCCAGCCCCGCCAGCAACTCAATGATGTCGGTGACCGCACTATACGACATCGCGGTAGCGCTCCAGTACTGCGCGTACATCGTCCGGCAGCGCTGACGGCAGCAGCACTAGCCCGCCGTCGGCGACCGTCGGGCGATCCGGGTCGTTCGCCGTCCCCCGCTGTCGGTACATCCACGCCGCCAGCCGGATCGTTGCGTGTACAATATCGGCGGGCGGGGTGATGCTGTATCCCCACCGCGCGGTAATCGTTGCTTGCTGCGACGCGCTGCACCAGCGCTTATCGCGCCGCGCGAGGACGGTGTACGGCGCGTCGGGCGGGTGCGTGGCGATCTCGGTCAGCGGGATCGCTACACTGTCGCCGTCTGCCGCGCCGACAAGTTGCGCGATGTAGACGCCCGACGGTAACAGTAAGTAATCCCGCTTCAACTGCGCGTCCCACAGCATCACCGCGCGTCCGAACGTCCGGGATGTCGCCGCCGGTGCACTAAACGTCTTGCGCGTCATCTGTTCGATAGCCGCAGTTGCGCGTGTGAGCAGATCGGTCAGAAGCGCATCGTCTGCGGTTGATGTGACGGCGAGATACGTCTTGAGTTGCGCCAGCGTTGCGTACACCGTTTACCTCACAGCACGCGCGTCCAGCCGGTCGGCAGCGTAGCCGGAATATCGCGTCCGGGGAACGCCGAAATCTCAATCGCAATCTGCGCCGTACCCGTTCCGGCGATGCGTACAAACATATGCGATGCGTGCGTTTTCGCTGCGTATGCCTCCGCACCGGTAACGAAAATCTCGTAGGTGCGGTTAGACACCAGCGATGCGATTGCCTTATCCGTCAACTGCTCCGAGTTGTTTGTGTTGTTTGTGTCGTTGACGTGTACTTGCAACGACGCGGTGCCGGTCACCGTCCCGGTGTGCGCAACGATGCGCACCGCCTGCGCGTTTGCGATGCTGATAACCGACGTGTCCGCAGGTGCCGTCACATTCGCGTTGAAGAACCGCAAGAGCGGCTGGATGGTCTCCTGAACAAGCATCGTATGCTCCTCCTCTCGTGCGCCGTCACAACACAGCATCTTCTTTTCTTTCTATACAGTGTTGTGACAGCGCCCGTTGTCTATTCAACCGTTGATCCGTATCCCGTCGCCGCCACAACACATCATCTTCTTTTATTTATATGATGTGTTGTGACAGCGCCCGACTGTTGTGACGCCCGCGCCCGACGCGGGTTGGTCATCAGCAGTGTCACAACACATCATCTTCTTTTATTTCTATGCAGTGTTGTGACAGTCCGCCTCACCCAAACGTAGTACTCCCCGCCGCCGATGTCATCAGCAGTAGCAGCGTCACAACACAGCATCTTCTTTTAATTAAGAGATGTGTTGTGACACTGCGCTTGTATTACGATCCGGCCGCGATCTCGACAAACGGGCTAACAGTGTTATTGCCCGCGCCGTCTGCCAGAATAAGCGGCGCGTTGACGAGCGGCGCGCCGTCGATCCGCACACCGAACAACCACACCGACTGCCGCTTGAGGAAGCGCGCGTGTTCGCTGAACGCGACGCTGAACGCTGCGCGTTCCACCATTGCGTAGTACGACAAATCCGCCAGCACCAGCGATCCCGCGCTCGTCACTGTTGGCAAATGTTCGCTGTACGCAATCGGGATGCCCGCCAAAGTATCACCGTAGACGAGCGACTGCCCGTTGACCGTATACAACAGCGTTTCGCTGAGCCGCGTCGCCATCAAGCGCGAGCGCCAGAACGGGTGTGCAATCCAGACCGCGGTAGCGCTGCCGGGCAACAAGCGCTGGATCATTTGCAGAATAGTGTTCGTATCGTTTTCGACCTGCGTGCCGCCCGTTGCCCGCGTCACGCTGATCGACGCGGGGTGCCCAACGATCCCGCGCGGTTGCCCGACGCCGGTTCCCCGCAGCATCACGCGCGCTTTCAGCACCGCGTAGGCGCGCCCGAACAGCGACACCAGCGTATCCTCAAGCGCCTGCGGCGCGTCGGTGATGAGTTCCGTCGCCGCCGCAACGTAGGCATCCGCCGAGTGTGGGCGGAAAATGCGCTGCTCGAACTTCGGTTCGCTCTCTGCAACATCCGCACTCTGTTCGCGCCAGATCAGCCGCACTCCGCCGACCAGCGCACTGCTTTCGACGTTCGGCGCTTGGTCTTGTTCGAGCACCGGCAGCGCCAACTCTGCCGCGTTCGTGCGCAGCATCAACGGGCCGCGCCCGGCGGCAACTAACTGGTCGAACAGCATCGGCGCGCCGACCGCGCGGATGCGCTCCTCGAACTGAGTGGGCACCAGAAACCCGCCGCCTGCGCCGGTGGTTTCGTCCAGCGCTTTTGCGCTCTTGTAGACCGCGCGCAACCGCTGAACGTCGTTGGTTGCAACGCACTTCAAGAAGTCGCCGAACGATCCGCCGTCTTCCGCAGCGGGCGCGCCGGTCGCCACGCCGACGCTCTGCGCTTTCACCGCCGCCGCGACTTCCTCGCGCAGCCGCGCGGCGATTTCGGCAGCGAGTTCCGCCTGGTTCATTACAATTTCCGTCATCTCCTTCGTCTCCTCCTTCATCTGATAACTAACCGGTAATTCCGTATCATTGTGCGCGGCTCGGCGGGCGTCGGCGTGATGCTCGCGTCCAGCCCTAAAAGCCAGCGTTTGATGTGCAGCGCGTTCCCGACCGGTTGACGCACCACCAGATGCGCCGCCGTACCGCTCGACCAGCCCAACTCCGGCGCGATCTGCGCCAAATAGCGATATTTCGCGTCGAGCAGCCCGCGGATAATAACTCCCTCGTCGGTCAGTTCCAGCGCGCCGTAGCCGATCTGATCCTCGATGAGGATAACCCCGCTCGCCGTTTTGACCGGCTGCGCGTGGTTCAGCCAGATCGGGGTTTCGCGCAGACGACCAAAGTCGGTTTCTTTTGTGAAGAACTCGTTTTCAAGGTCAACGGCGTCGGGACTGCCGAACACCACCAGCAAGCCCTCAACGTCGCCGCCCTCGACTGCCTTCAACGCCGCGCCGGGCGCGGTCTGCCACTCCATCTCTCACCTCCCCCTCTCCTTCAGCACCGCGAGCGCTTCCTTCAGCGCCGCCTCTGCCGCATCCCGCACCGACGCCCAGCGCCCGCTGTGCACCCGCGCTTGCGGCATTCCGTACACAAACCGCGCGTAGGACGCGGTATTCTCGACGATGCGCGATGTTTTCGACAGTTTCTTGATCCGCAATTTCTGCCGTAAGTTACCGGTGCGCCGGTAGCGTGAACCCGCGGGCGGCGGCGGATAGATTTGCATCACGCTGTGCGCCGCTGCTGCGCCGGCGTCAAGCGCGGCTTCGATCCGCGCCGCACGCGGCAGCAGTTTGCGCAATGCATTATCCAGATCGACAGAGACGCTAACCCGCATTTACCCGCTCCAGTCTGACGCCGCACCGACAGCGCGGGTGCGCCGGGGGCCCGCTCCGCCCGCCCCACTCGTCCTCGCGCTTGCCGTGCAATGCGCCGCAGATCGGACACACCCGCTCGTCGTTTGCGGTCTCCCAGATCATCACGTATTCCAGATTGTGCTCGGCGCGCAACCCGTCGCGGTACGCCCGCACGCCTGCGGTCGCCGCCTCGGTCGCGGCGGTGATGGCGACGGTCTCGGCACGCTTCGCTCCAACGACCGGTTCTATCATCTGGATGAGTTCGGCGCGATCCGCCCCCGGCATCCGTCGCCAAGCAGCAACCGCGCGGGCGATGTAGTCGCGCGTGTACGGATAGAGCAACTCTTCCACTTGCCGCCGCGTCGCTTCCTCAGCCCAATCCGCCAGCAGTGCGTCAACGTTGACCGCGACGCCGATTTCTGCGCGCATTTCGTCGGCGAACAGACGCGCGATTGTCTCGATGTTGCGGCGCATTGCGGGGTACAGCGTCTCGCTGAACATCTGCGCCGTAATCTCATCCGCGCCGTCGAGGACGATCCCGCGCAGTTGCTGAAACGCGCGCTTGAGGTCGCGGTACAGTTGCACCTCGTGCGGCATCAGTTCCGGTTCGGCTTCGTCTTTCTTCAGCGATTTCGCTTCAACGTCCGCCGGCTCCTCACTTACCGCGCCGTTGACGCCCGCCAGCCGCAGCGCTGTTCTCACATCGAGACCGGCAGCAACTGCTTCCCGCGCAATCGCCAACCGGTTACGCAGACGCAGTAGTTCTTGGTCTGCCGCGTCCTCAACGAACTGCGGGAGGTCAAGCCGCGCCCGGGCTTCGTTCAGCGTCAGAACGGGCTGCCCGGTGAGTCTCTGGATCGCTTCCGCTTTTTCCAGTTCCGAGTTCTGCACCGCGTCAATGCGCGCTTCGCTACAACGCAAAACTTGATTGTACGCAGTAAAGTGCGGTTGCAGCATCGCTGCAATTTCGCGCGTGCGGGGGAGGATCGTCAGTAGGATAAACGTCTGATAATCACGCTGAGCGGTGGCGTAGTTGCTGGCGTTGCTGAAGACGACCGACATTGGGACTTGAAACGCCGTCAACATCAATTCCGCTGCGCGCTGGAGCAGTTCCGGTTGCACCGCGTCGGAGAGCGTATCCCCCAATGTCACCGTTTTGATCTCGCTCGACAGTGCGAGATGCCGAAACGCATTGCGAATGCCGCTGACGAGTTGCCGCAGCCACTGCTCAAACCGCGACCGCTCGGCGTCGGTGGGGCGCTGGGCGAACATCCAGACGGTGGGGCGCACCGCCCCGCGCTCGAAGTACGCCGTCTGGTAGCGCTCGGCAGCCAGCAGCGCGCGCGCTTGCGTGAGCGCGGTCGTCACCAACCCGACGCCGGGTTCAACCTCGCTCCTCACCGACGGTTCCCAGATGTGCAGTAGTTCTGTTTCCGGTTCAAGCCGCACTTCTGTGTTGTTCACACGGCGGGTGAACCCGACCAGCCCGCGTTTTGCGTCGGTGATCGGAGTGATGGTACGCGGGTGCAGACGACGGAGACCGAGCGGCGCGGCGGGGTCGCGCAGCAGATACGCCGCGCCGTACAGACACAGATCGATCTCAATTCCGCGAATGAGCGCAGCCAGTCGCTCGGCGTCGAATGCGACCAGCGTACCGCGCCGCGTCGTAATCTCCCACGGCAGCGACGCGAGGGCGTTCGCGCGCAGCGTCACCGCCGTCCGCACCACCGCGACGCGCTCATACGCCGTCTCGACATCAACCGCGTCGCCGTCACCGGTGAACACGCCCGTCCACGCGGACGGAAGAAAATCCTCCAGATTGAGCGCTTTGATGTCGTAGCGCTCAAACGGCGACAGTACGAGTTGTGCGACCGGGTTAGACATCAAACAGCACCTCTGCGCTCTGCGACGCGCCCCAGACCGCGAGCGCGAGCGCAATTACTCCGTCGTCGTGGCATCCTTCCGGCGCACTGTAGCGCATCCGACCCGACGCGCCGATCTCGACGCTATACATCTCTAACTCGTTGAGCAGCCAGTCCAACTCCGGCAGCACAATCGTTCGCTGCTCCAGCGCCAGCGCCAGCGTGTCAACCAACAGCGTCTTGCTGGCGACGGTCGTTGTAAACGCCTGGACGGGCAGCCCGGCGCGCTGCAATTCTTCGATGTTCGGCGCGCCGATGCTGTTTGCCTCCGCAATCACCGCGCCGCACCCGTTCCGCTGCCAGAACGCCAGCAGCGCCCGGCGTTGCGCTGCGAAATCCACATCAAACAGGCGCTCCACGTCAACGACGCACCGCGTCTGCGGGTCAAGCGCGGCAAATACGGTTGCGTCCTCGTAGCGTCCCCAGTCCACCCCGATCACCGCAGCCTCGTTGCTGCGGACGATCTCGCCGACGCAACTGCGGACGT